CCATCGCCGCGTCATACCACCAGCGCTTGTACTGCGAGCCGCCCAGGGGCAATTGCGACAACAGACGCTCGAGTTCTGCCCGCTGCTCACCAATCTCGGTGGTCAACTGCCAGTTCATGTACGTCTTTTTGCGCTCGGCTTTGTCCACCTTGGCGTCGTCGGCCTCGCCGATAATCTTGGTCTTGCAAGGGCCAGTGGCCGGGAACAGTTCCTTGATGGCGCGGCTCGCAAAGTCCACACAACCCTTGGCGAGCATGGGGTGAACGGCCGTGCTCGCGTTGTTGAACGCGGCTCCGCCCGGTGCGTCGTTGCCGAGCCCGGTGCGTCGGATGCCTTCAGCCTGTTGTTTGTCGCGCGGCTCGCGGCTACGGCGGTCCGAGTCGATCAGGTCGGCTTGCTCAGTGCCCAGCGAGTCGAGGAATCCCTGCGGGAGTGTTTCGACAAGGTTGACGCCGAAGTCTTCCGCCTCAAGCGGTTCGTCCGTTTCTGACTCCAACATCACCACCGCCGAGCCGTCTTCTTGCTCTTCGACGTCGAGCGCGGGTTCAAATTCGTCTTCGGGTTGCTCGGTCATGGTGTGTGGGTCCTGTAACGGTTGTCCGAATTATAAGTTCATCCACGCACTGCGCGGCGCGAATTGCTCAGCGCGGACAGTGCGCCCACGGGTGAGACGCGCTTGTTGCGGGCGAGGTTGACGACGATGTTTGCTGTTGCTGGGTCAAGCCCGGACAGATCAGACAGTTCACCAGCAGCGTACTGTGTGGCGAGTGAGTCGATTGTCGATCCGGGCTTTTGGCCGCTGAGCGTTGCTTTTGTGAGCGCTGAAGCTGCTTTTCCAGCAAAGTTGGAGCCGGTTTGCCCGCCAATATAGTTGCCAGCCACGTTGGCGATGCCTGACACAAGCCCCTGTTGCAACCCGTCCGTCAGGCCGCGACCCGTAGCCACCCCCTGCAACCCGCCCGCTGCTGTGCTGCCGACGAGTTTACCGACCACCCCGCCCCCGACCGCATCGCCGACAAAGCCGCCGACCGGCGACAGGAGTGCAGAGGTAACGCCGCCTTTGAGCGCTTGCCCGAGGTCTTGCCCACGTGCGAGCCCGACGCCGGTGTTCAGCGCCCCGGTGTTCAACGCTGTTGCCATTGCACCCTTGGACATGCCGAGTTGCCCGGCCAACCCGGACGCTGCGTTGCTGCCCGTCGCTGCGGCACCTGCGCCGCCCAGCGAGCCAACACCAAAGTACAAACCAGCACCGGCTGCAATGGGACGCCCGATTTGTCGCCAGAACTCACCCACGCCACCGAGGTCTTGGCTCACGGGGTGCGGACGCGCGTTGTCCCACGCATCAAAGTTGGGGTTAGCGTCGCGGTACTTGTAACCGAACGTCGGCATTTTGTAGTCTTCGACACCCACCTCCAGGTTGTCCCCCGCGCCGCGTGTCGTGCTCAGGTCACCCCTTGCGCCGGGCGCTAGGTAGCGGTCGTAGTACGCGGCAACGTCCTGTCCGGCGACTTCTGAAGCGGCATTGCCGCCCTTGTCGTCGGCTCGGAATGTCGTGCCGTAGGTCTTGAGGAAGTCCTCGCGGCTCATCGTGTTGCGGGCGGTGTGTGCAGCCTGTGCCTCAGCGGCTAGGCGCTTGCGCTCTTCCTCTTCCGGGTTGACCTGAATGAACTCGTCGCCACGGGGCTGTAGCTGTGGGTTGGCGTCTGGGGCGCTGTCCCAGTGCACTGCGCCGCCTTCCGCGTAGCCTTGTTTGCCAACGTTGCGCCCTGCAAATGCATCCATTTCTGCAGGGCTAAGCGCCTCGATTTCGGCAGGCGTCAAGAAGCGATCGTTCCACTTTTGCAACCCCGTATTGTCCAAATCCCCCACATCCGACCACTTGCCCGACTTCACAAAGTCCTGCACGAACGGGAGGTACTCGTCGTTCGGCTTTTTGTTGCCCTTGCCTTTGATTTGGACAACGCGCTGCGGAAGATTGGCCTTTGCCAAGTCAGCAGTTCGCTTGTTCATTTCAGACAGAAAAGCAGAAGACATGTCGCCAGGTGTTCCCGGGTTCAGCCCCTCTTTTACCAATTCGTTGTAAGCCTGTTCCGAAAACTTATTGACGTGCTCTGTTCCGTAGCTGCGCTCAGGCGCAACTTCCACCGTCACATGCGGCTGGCCCTTTGCATCGCGCAGCGAGTAGATGCGGCTCTTGCCCGAGGCAACGTCATCACAGTAGCCGCCAACGCAGTGGCCCATGGTGTCGCCTTCGTATTTGAGGGCTGCACGCAAAGCCTCCTCAGTCGGGTCTGTCGCCGTCAATCCGCCGGTCTTGGGGTCTCTGAACTTGCGCAGCTTGCCGAGGTCTGTGTCTACAAACTCCTCGGCCCAATCCTCAGGCAGTTTGCCTTGCTTCAACTCCACCCACTTCAGCCCTTTGGGGTTGTTCTCCGCATACTCCTTGAACACGTGCGTCGCTGCATTGTTCGCCAACCCTTCATTCGCTGCAACCTTCTGCGCCTCGCGCCATGCGTTGATCTTCGCAACGTGCTCGACGGCCTGCGGAATAGAGACGCGGTCGAGGGATTCGGGCTTGAGGAGCAGCTCACGGGGGAGGCCTGACGCGGGGTTTGTGGCGTTGCGGAGCTCGTCTATGAGGTGGTCGAAGCCGAGGTTGTTTGACATCGCGTTGTCTTTGACCTGATTGATTTTGGTGTCTGGAGCAACTTTCTTAAGCCAATCGTCCACCTCGCCAATCCCTTGTTGGTAATACGACGCAGGCTTCTGTCGCATCATTGCATCCGAAACATTCTCCCAAGTCTTTGCCGTGTCAGACTTTCCGAACCCCTCTATTGGAAACCCAGCGGCCTTGCGCAATGATGAGACTGTTTCCCCAGCAGCTGGGCCGAATGGGCCCATATCAGCATGGCTGATACCCCGCTCCGCCAGCGCCCGAATCGGGTCGCGCTCGGTGGCCATGTCTTTCTTGACGTAGCGGGTGAGTTGTTTGTCGATGAATTGGTTGAGCGCCTGTGCACGCGAAGCATCTGGCTCAAGCCTAGGCCAGTTGCGCGCCTGCTCAAGTGTTATGTCAGTTCCGTTATAGTTGACTCGGTTAGGTTGCTTCAACCCCTTCAGCGCATCCTCCACCGACCCGCTCAGCCAGTTGCCGCCGGGGGCCTTGATGACGTTGCTTGTGCTGCCTTGGGCAAGGTCATGCAATAGCTGAGCGGGCTTGCCGCCGCGCTCTAGCGCTCGCATGACGACAGGGTCCAGCGCCCGTTCAGCCGCCATACCTGCACGCTCAGCGGTGCGACCGGCCACACGTGAAAGAGCGCCGACAGGCTTTGCAACGCCTTTGGCCATCGTGCCTACGCCCACACCCCCGAGGAGTGAGCCTGCGGTGGACATAGCCTCGTCACCCGGTTGCTTGCCCGGTAGCCATGTCTTGTAGAAGTCGGTGTCGGGCATTGCGGGCATCTTGTCGACGTTGCCGCCCGCCTTGTTGATGCCCATGCGGGCCAAGCCTTCGAGGTCACCGGGCATGCCGATGGTGCCCGCGAGCCAACCACGTGCGAGGGCTTGCATCGCTGAGCCTTCGAGCCGGGTGTCACGTTCGGACTGGTTGGCCTTGCCCTGCTTGTGCGACATCTCGCGGGCCAGCTTCTCGGCGCGGGTTTCATCCATACGGGTTGCTCCTGTTCTTTGGGCGATGGTAGTCGCGCTCTTCGGGTTCATCGTCCGGCACCACCGCAACTTCCAGCTGCCCAGTGTCCCGCAAGTAGATTGTCGCTTGTGTAAAGCAATCCACCATCTCATCATGCTCGCCCGCTGGGAATTGTTCCAGCTGGTCCAAGAACGGCTGCACCCATGTGCGTGGGCGACCTTTGTTCTTGGCAGACTCCAACACCCAAAAGATCCCCGACTCTAACAGCGGGGTGCACATGTGGGCGCGGCTAATCTTGTCGGCCTTCCCGGGATTATAAGCAACAGCAGGGATATTGGAAAGGCGCAAGTCCTGCAGCAAGCTCTGTCCGGAGCCCTTTGCCTCGACGAGAATGATGTCGGCCTTACGGGACGGCTTCATCAGGTTGTCCTTCTCGCCGCCGTACTTTGCGCCCCAGTCGTCCATGACGCGCTTCTTGAGCGCCGGGTAGCCCAAGTGTTCGTTCCAACAATCCAACAACAGCACCTGCCGCTGTCCTTCGAACTCGAAGATGCCCCAAACACAACACCCTGTCGGGTCGCCGCTCGTCCTCTCGGTGAACGCGGTGTCGTAGCTTTGCACAATGAAGAACAAATCCGGCAGCTGCTTGCTGGCCGGCCACTGTCGGAAGTGGTCGGTCTTGATGATGCCGCCGCCCGCTGGTGCAGGACGTTGCTGCAGTTGGCCAGACGTGCCATAGGTGCCCAGCGTCTTCTCCAACGACGACACAACGTCCTCCGGGAAACGCTCGGGCCACAACAACTCGCCTTCATAGGTGCGCGGGTCGCGGAACCCGAGCGAGGTCACAGCGCGGCGACCGGGTTCGAAGCGCATCGGCAACATCAGGTGCTCCCACACCCCTTTGTCCTTCAGCACGTGGCCGGACAGATCGTTGGCGTGGAGCCGCTGCATGATGATGACGATGGCCGAAGTAGCCGGGTCGTTGAGCCGGGTGATGATGGCCTCGTCGTAGGTCGTCAGCGCATTCTCGCGTTCCGGCTCTGAGTTGGCGCCTTGCCGGTCGTGCGGGTCGTCTAGCAGCACAGTGTCGCCACCGTCACCCATCACGCCGCCCGTCATGCCGAAAGCGATTCTGTACCCGTTGGATGTGTTCTCGAACCGAACCTTCTGATTCTGGTCGCTGGTCATCGTGACCCGATCCCCAAAGTCGCGCTGGAACAAAGGAGAGTTAATCAGTCGCCGCATCTTCAGCGAGTCGCGCACAGCAAGCTTCTCGGCGTAGGAGCCGCAAAGCCATTGATGGGAGGGATCCCTCAGCCAGACCCAAGCGGGCCACGCTACGCTCACCAGCGTGCTCTTAGACGTGCGGAATGGGACGTTGACCAGCAGCCGCCGAATCTCGCCCCGCGTGACCGCCTCCAAGTGCTCGGCAATGGCGTGCAAGTGCCAGTTGTCTACGAACGGGCGGAGCCCCTCAACAGCGGGCCAGCAGTAATCTCTGTAAAAGTTGAAGAGCGATTGTTCGGCGTCGTGCTTGCGTACGCGACAAAGCAGCGCGTGAATCTTGCGGAGGTCGGCGTCCGACTTGCCCGCTAAGATGTCATTTTGCATTCTTCAGCAGTGTGGCCAGCTCGAGCCGCACTTTGTCGATGGGTTGGGTGATCTCCATCGAGCCGCTGTGGACGGTTTCGATGCGGTCTCCGTACAGCTTGGGCAGCATCTTGGCGAGCATCCACTTGCGGGTGTCGAGCCGCAGTCGTTGGTGCGCCACCGCACCTGCGTCTGTCGAGCCAGAGTCGGTCGTCGGAATTGGCTCGTCGGCGATCTCAATGAGCTTGTCGGCCATGAGCTTGTAACCAGTTTCCCTAGCGCGCGCATATTGCTCCCCGAACGTGTCGGGGTTTCCGTCCTTCCACGCCAAGATGTTCGTCGGGTGAGGCGCATCGAACACAGCCTTGCATGCCGTGTTCAGGCTCAGGCCATTTTCCAAATGTGCACAAACATCGTCCATCACCTCTTGCCGCGTACGCGTGCGAGGTTTCTTGGCATTGGCAGCCGCAGGAGACTCTTTCATGCTCTTACCCATGCCGCGTGATCCTTTTCAAAAAACAAACTGAAACATTATCGTTGCAAAGCGCGATAAAGCAAAATTTCCATCTTGATCCCGAGTCCCAAGAAAAATCCCGAGTTTTCCCTAGATGCCCGAGTTTCCTATTGTGGAGGAATATCGTAATAATACTAGACTTTATCTGAAAAAGTTGAACAATGCTAATCTCAGAAACCCGAGTTATCTACTTTTTTCAGCAAAGGCTTCGAAATCGACTGCGCGGCTAAAATATTTCCTCTTTCCTGCAAAATAGTCCCGAAATCGAACGAATCCACCATCAAAGATTGCTTAACGAAAGCCAGCCGACTGCGATAAATCCCCCCATTAGCGCGGAAACTCCACCGATCCTGCCCGTCCGGCGGCGCCACGCACAAGTACCCCGAACGTTGCAAGCGGTGCCCCAGCTTGCGCGGCGACTTCAACATCCCGGCCACCTCGTCCCGATTGTCGAATTGCCCCGACAAAAGTTCTGCCCCAAAGAACACGTCCGGGTGCCCCAGCGCTTCCAGCGCAAACGTCACCCCGTCCTCGGGCGCGGCCCACGTGTTGGCGACCGACTGCCAGCCGAGCGTCTTGGTGACTTGCGCCTTGGGGCGGAACTCCGTCAGGTCTCGCGCCGCCAGCCACGCCGCTATGTGAGCAGCGCCACCGGTTTCCATCCACCCGAACAGCCGGAAGAAGTAATCCGGGTCGCCTTCCGTTTCGTGCCACTTGCTTTCCAGCGACGAGTGCATGATGAACATGCGGCGGTCCTCTGGCGGAATGTACATCGCCATCCAGTCGTTGGTCGTTATGAACACACGCAACACATTGACAATGTAGCGCAACTTCTTGTGTTTGTCGTTCAGCGGCAAGGTGTCCGGAGGGGCCACAATCATCGGCTTCAGAATGTTGTACATCGAGCTCGCATGGAACTCGTCCTTGCTGGGACGCACCTCGTCGACCACGAGCATGAGCGTCTGGAGCCACGGCTTGTAGTCGCTGAACAGCTGGTCGGGGTCGATGCCCTTTGCGTTCCAGCTCCCAATTGCAGCCTTAATGGGCCAAAGGGCCGCATCCTTGCCAATGCCCTGTGTGCCGCTCAGCACGATCGCGGCGTTGCACTTCTCTTCCGGGCGCTGCACCATGTGGGCGCAGTAGTCGAAAAAGAACTCGTGCTCCTTTTTGTTGGGCCAAAGCTTCTTTATGTGCTCGACCCAAGGTGTCGCTTCCTCCGGGTTGCCGAGCGAAACTGGCGCTGGGCGGTATTGATTGTAGATGCGCCTGCCCTCTGCCGGGAAGAAGCCATCCCCGTTGATGAACCAGTCCTTGATGATTCGATCCCTGCCCGGCCACCACGTGCTCGCCTCCACAAACTGATTCAGCTCCACACGCATGATGTCGCGGCTGGGCGGTATGAGCCGCTCCTTGCGCTTCTTGGGGCGACCCTTTGCGCCGGGTTCGCGGGCCTCCTCTTCCACCTCCACACGCCAAAACTCCTGCGGTATGGAGGCGTCCACCGCTTTGTCGGTGTGCATCGATATGTCTTGTGTGTCCCAGTAGGCCTCCTGCGACTTGTCGTAAACATAATCCTCTGGCCGCGCCAAGCGTCTCTGGTCCGAAAGCTGCAAAGAAAGCTCGGCCTCACGCGCAGCTGTGCGCTCTTCAATTGTCGACATGGGGTTATTCCTCTTTGTGTGTTTTGTGTCGCTGGGGCAGCGGGGTCCACCCGTCGAACCCGGAGATGTTGTCGGCGGAAACTTGGCCATGCACGGCCACCCCGCCACGGGTCAGGAGCTGCAACTTTACGCCACGCGGCGCGTCTTGCATTGGCAACCAAAAGTAATCTGTCGCGACAGCCACATGTGCGTCGGAGTTGAGTTTGTAGCCGCTCATTGGTCGGCTCGCGCTGCGTCTTCCAGCTCCTCGACAGCCTGCTCATTGATCCATTCTGTCAGGTCGCGCCACGCCTTGCCGATGCAGTGGCCGTGGTGGCAGCGGTATGCGCCATAGTAATCGTTCTCCGGCGCTGGCTCACGTATCGCGGCACCCGTGTCTGCGCCTCCTGTGTGGTCTTCTATAAAGGGACAGGTCATTTCCACCCAGCCACTGGGGTCCGGCTCGTCCCTCTTCAGCATCCCGCGCTGCTCCAAGAACTTGTATGCCGCCATGAATGCGCGGTTGCGCTCCTGAGCGACTTCGCTGTGCAACTTTGTCGCGGGTTCCCTGCGCCCATTAATCTTCAGCGAGAACCCCGCCAAGAGCTCGTCCAGCGTGAACCGTCTGTCGGACAAGTCGCGCATGGCCACCGCCCACCCGTTGTAGGCGGGCTTGCCGTTCCAAAAGCCCGGTATCCGCCCCACCCGTGTGACGCCCGACATTCCCGGGTCTGCGCCGAGGAGCTTGCCGGAGATGAAAGCCCGAATCACCCCGTCGAACTTTGCGGCGTCCCGCTCGGGCTCGCTCAGGAAGTACCACCACTGCTCGTTGCCCGGAGAAGTCTCCACACGGCAGCTGGGCGGCACCCCTGCCACGAGTGCCGGGTCCACCTTTGTGCCCACGTCGTCCACCATCAATGCCCGTCCAGCGGCAAACGTCTCTCCCCGGCGTCGCCAAGACCCATCAGCAGCCTGCCGGAACGTGGCTACGGTGGCATAGGCGTTGGCCTTGGGGCCGTAGGGTATCTTCATGCCCGGAACCCATCCCCGTGGGCGCCATGCGCTCGGACCCGCTTGCGCTGGGTCGCCGGGGAACCCGCAAAGGATCAGCATCTCGTCGTATGGCAGCTTTTCGCCACACAACGCCAATAGAAATTCATTCGCTTCACTCACAATTTATCCTTTCTTCGTCGCAAAGGTGCAATTCTCGGGCCTTCTCGGGTTTGCCCAGAAAAAATATTTTCCGAAAGTTGTTGCCTTTCTGCTTTTTCTTGGCGCATAATTCGTCCAAGCAAGCAAATTAATGTTTGCCTTCAGAAAGGAAATTGATCATGACCCGTGTTACAAATCGATTCGAACGTGGCTCTGCAGTTTACGCCTGCCGCACCTGTGGTCGCAACACCCGCTCCACCGGACGCGGCGACAACGAAGTCATCCTGCTCTGCGAAGAGTGCTACGACTTGGGCGGT